AGTTCTACCACCTTCGTATACGAAATCCAAGTAAGAAAGTAATCCCATTGGACCAGCCATAGGAATTACCGGTACTAGATCAAGACCGATAGTTTGTGCAGCAACTTGCATTGCCAATGGAAGAAGTGTTGGAGCTTTGTCTCCTGAACCTCTTTGATCAGCGAATGAGTTCGCCATGTTTGGAAGAGTTACAGCACCCATACCGCCTAGATTCATTGTTGGATCTAGAGACATGATGTTTGCATCTTCATAAAGTTTGTGATTGTGGCAGTAAGTTGACATCCAAGCCAATTTGTTTGCATCTTTGATACCTGTAGATTCCTCAATTACCGGAGCCCAAGTACTTCTGATTTCTGCCTCATTAATTAATGTAGCCATTATTTTAAAGTTTTATTTTTGTTTATATTTAGTTTCGACTTACATTGGGTTTTCTGCTTCTTTCACCCTCTTGTCGAATAGTTTGTTAATTATATATCTTTTTTAGATTCTATTATTTATTGAATCTTTTCTTTAGTTCAGCACCATATCCAGTTGCATCGTATCCAAGACCTTTAGGAGCTTCAACTTTAGACTCGTTAATAGCCTCTAGTTTTTCCATCTTTGATGTACTTTCTCTAAGATCTCTTGTTTCCCAAAAGTTTCTAACTTGATACTCTGTGTTTAGTGTAAAGTATTTAGATTGCGCTGCGATTTGAGTTTTCTTACCTTCAGAAAGAGCTTCCCAAGTTTCTTTGTACTCAGTTGGCATTGCTTCAATAAAGAATGGAGCTGCGTTTTTGTTTTCTACGATTAGGTTTGCAGATTCGATAATTGATTCAATTTGACCCTCAGTCATAAATCCTCTTTTTGATACTGCTCTTCTAACCTCAATCTTAGCATCTTCATTTAGAGAGTTATATTTCTCCTGTACTTTAGTAGATACGATTTTAAAGAATGTTGGGTTTTCATTTTCTTTCTTAGTTGCAGTTTCTACAAGGTTTGAAAGTTTATTAGAAATTTCAGTCTTATAAGATTCTACTGGTGAAATTTCTTCTTCAGCTGCTCCGTCTACTCCAGATTCTAGTTCTTTTTCTAGTTCTTCAGAATCATCTTCAGCACGGTCTGCTGCTTTATCATATTCTTTACCATCAGCATCAACAACTTCTGGAGTCTTATCTTCTAGCTCATTGTCTAGTTCAGTAGGCTCTTCACCAATTACGTCTTCAGTTTCAACTACTAGATTTTCGTTAATAGACTCTGCAATATATTCAGCGTATTCAGAAACTGATTGTAAATTTTCTTTTAGATAGTTAGTGTATTCTACTAGTTTCTCAGCAGATACTGTATTTTCATTATGAGCTTCTGCTAAATAGTTAGCGTATTCTTTAACATTAGAAATACTTTCTGCAAGGTGCTCAGAATACTGGATTCCTTGATCTGCCTTTTCAGCAACATGTTCAGTGTATTGAATATTATGATCTAATTTCTCAGCTAGAGATTCAGAGTATTGAATACCTTGATCTGCCTTTTCAGCAACATGCTCAGTGTATTGAATGTTTTGATCTAATTTCTTAGCCATATATTCAACGTATTCTTTAATACCTACTACGCTTTCAACAATATGATCGTTGTGTAGTTTAATGTTATTAATTTCAGATACTTCACTAGAATCTGATTTATTTTCGATTGTTTCTTTAAGTGACTTAATCTCTTTTGCAAGATACTCAGTATACTTGTTAAAGTCATTCGCTTGTACAAAATCTGCCATTTCTTGATTTTCTATGATTTGTGTTTGTTTGTTTGTTGTATTATTTATCTCATAAATATAGAGACCATTGTCGTTAGAGAATCCAAATGATTCATTGACTCTCGTAAGCTCTGCGTTTTCAAATCCAGGATCAGCTACTAAGTCATAAGTAAAAAGTTGCTTAATCTTTACAGTTCCATTAGATTCTACAGCACCTGCTGCTCTACTTGAAATTTGAAGAGGTACTCCAGCATCTACTAGTGCTTTTGCCTGTTTACCAGCATCCGTATCTAATAGTCTAATTTTACCACGTACTTGCTTTTTATCTCCGTCGTAATAAAGTTCTTCGATTACGTGAGATACGTTCTTTAAAGAAATATCAAACTGCGAAGGATGATCTAGTTCTCCAAGTAATTTACCTGATTTTATCTTTTGTTGTAATGCTTCAATTTGGGGTACATATTCTGATTCAGTATAGATTCGTTGATTTTTATTTTTAACGTCTATTTCACCAAATATTCCCTCTAAAACATAATCTTTCTTTTTGTCGTCAGATACCGATAGCGCGCTCGAAGACATCTCAACGATCAACAGATTATTTTTATTTTCCATATTTTTAGATTTTATTATTTTTTTATATATCTTTTTTTTGAGAGTATTTTTATAATCTTATAATCCTGCCAACGGATCTTCTTCTTCGGAGCCTTCAGCTTCTGCCTCAGCTTCGCGTTCAGCTTCTGCCTCTAGTTCTTTTTTCTCAGTAGAATGCTCTTGCCAGAACTTTTTAAGAGTTGCCATTTCGCCAGCCTTAAATGCGTTTTCACCATACTTTCCATAAAAGAATTCCTCTAATTCTTTTTCACTTTCAGTATTTAAAATAGCACCAACGGCCTCTGCTGAGCTTATAACCCTGCCGTCTTCTAATTTAATATCGTCAATTACGACATCAGATTCTTCACTAGGTGACATCGCGTCCTCTTTAATGAATTGCTCGAATAGTTTGATATATTTCATGTTTTATATATTGTATTTATTTAGAAGCCCATTCCATCTTCTGCTGGTTCTTCGCCAGCATCATCCGCAGCATCTTTTGCTTTAGCCGCTGCGTTTGCTGTAATGTCATCGTCTTTTAATTTAAGGTATCTCTTAACAAGATAGTCTAATGAGAAGTAATATTCTTCTTCCATTGTTTCTTGGTTAGTCGTCATTAAACTGTCTCTCATATTGCCGATAAAGTCTAGTCTCTTCTCCATGATTTCCATGTCCTTTAACTCGGCAAATACATTTTCTTCATTAAATCTAAGAGCTACTTGAGTTTTGAATTGAGGATCGTTCTCGAATTCAGGGTATTTTAAACACATTTGAATATAAAGCGGCTTAACAAGCGCTTCCTGGAATACCGAACGCAACCTCTTAATGAACTTAGAGAATTTAATCTCATCTCTAATCATTCCATCGGCTGCCATATTAAAGTCTCCGCCACCGTCTTCATATAGGAAACGTGAATATGGTATCTTTGAAACCTGCTTTAACTTATCACTAAAGTATTTTAGAGCTTCAGTGTCTGATAGGTCTGGTCCATCTCCACCAAGTGTTTCAATTTCAGGACTCTCTCCCTCTTTTGAAGGTAACCAGTACTCTTTGTTGAATGCCAACATTGGTTTACCATCAGTTGAAAGTGAAGCGCTATCCCAGTCAAAATCAACGTTCTCTTTATATGAATGCATTAGTTGAGCAAGGGATTGTTTTGCTCTAGTTTTAGATTTACCACCAACTGGGATAATAAATTTCATTCTAAAACTTGAGTTAGTTGTTGCCCAAATAACTCTTGTATGTTCCATAATCCTTAATAGGTTAAAAGAACGTACTAGTCTTTCAATATATGAAACTCTTGATGATGTTGTAATTGACGAATATGATAGGTAAATTATCTGAGAATCATATAACTTTCTTTGCTTAATTGGATCATCTTTATATTGTACCCAAACTTTCTTACCGTCGTCGTTATTATATCCAGGTATCAGGGTTACTGGGTCTAGTTCTTTAAATCCAATGATAGTTTTTTGATCTGGTGAATAAACGATTTCAAATGCTAAATAACCATCAATTAAGAATTTTCTATAATAATACCATGCCGATTGGTCTTGTGTGAATCCAAAATATTGGTAAATTTGCTTAAAATATTTTTGAAGGTCTTTCTCAACATTTTCAGAAACGTCCATTCCTAAAATTTCAGGTTGACAAAAGAAGTTTTTATCATCATATACTATAGTCTCATCACAAAGTATATCTAAAATGTCCTCAATTTCGTCATTGAGTGCAAATCTTCTTAGGTCATCTCTTTTACCAGTATAGTCCTTATCAAAAAATGGAATGTTTTTCTTTAGGTTGGTATCGGTCATTGACATTGCGGCGAATGCTCCGTAGATGTCATCGTTATCATATCCTAGTGGATTGATTTGACCATATCCTATCGCGTCCTCCATTGGACCAATCGCCTGTGATTGTCTTAATACTAGGTCATCGTATCTCATACCAAACGACGATAGCTGTTTCAATGAATTTGAAAGGCTAAATGCTCGCTTGTTGGTACTTAATGGACCATTTCTATCTGTAAATCCTGCCATGTTAACTTATTATTGTAATCTAGTTAGTTATATATCTTATTTCTTGAGGTGTTGTTTAAACCTCTTCTTCATTTCATTTAGCGTAATCCCCTCAAGGTCTACAAAATCACAAAGTGCTATCTTTGCCCAGTTTTCATATGAGACTACCGCTTGTTTAGTTTTAAGATTTGGTATATATTGTCTAATTGCAAAATCATAACCATATCTTTTAAGGTATTGTATCGCTCCTTTATATGTAAAATTAAGAGGTCTTTGCATCTCTGCGTTCTTTGCTTTAGCACCGGTTGAATTACTTTTAATCTGTCCGGAAAGCTGCTCATATATCATGTCTAGCATTTCTTCTTTAACTTGAATTGGCAGCAAGTTTAGGTTAATACCAACATCATTTCTATCGTGTCGATCGAGTGCCAATACTACTGGGTGTTTGTCCCACCATTCAAGGGTCTCTAGTGTTTTTGGTTTTTTATATTCAAATACGTAAATTTTACCAGGTTCGAACCTACTACCAATTGAGTGAACCTCTTTATTAGCCCTCTTCTTATTAGTTTCGGTAAACCAGTCTTCAGCTTCTTTTCTGGCCCTGCTCTTGCTGCCAGCCTCCTTGCTTAGTTTACGTATATCTTTTTTAATTTTACCCATTATTTAAGTGACTTTTCGGTAAGGACTATAAATCTCCAGCCCCTATCTTCTGCCCATTTCTTAGCATATTTGTATTTATCTCTGTTAATTACAAACTGCTCTGCTAGAAATTTATATGATTTAAGCGCCTTTTTTGAGTTTACATCAGGTGGCTTGGGTTTTTTGATTTGTTCAGATGGTTTAATCTCAATTAAAAATTCTTCGTACTTGCCGTTACCCTTATCAACTTTCATATAAAAGTCTGGATAGTACTTTCTCTCTTTAGAATCAAGAGTCGACCAATACTTAATCACGACTGGTTCACTAGACCACCCTATTACATCATCTCTATTATCACACATAATCATAAACTTACGTTCCCATGATGACCTGTAGATGATAGGAGGGTTTCCTAAGTACTTTTCAGGATAGGTTGGGTTATAATACCCTTGGCTAAATCCTGAGTTTTTTGTCGGTTTAACATTCTTAATTGACATCTAGATATTAAACAATCCACCCGATTCTCCATCAGATCCTCTTCCAGAGCTGCCTTTATCAAGGCTTAGGGTTGATTTATATTTTTGAGGGTGGATTTTGTTCCATCCTTTAGCATATCCTCTTTTCGCGATTTCTGTGAAATATGCAAAAGCGTTTGTGTATTCTGGGTTAAAGTTTCTCCAGTATTTTAAAAGGTCAAGCAGTGCAAATTGTAGACAGTCGTTTCTGTCATCTTCGCTAACGTATGTCAGTTTTCTAATTGACCTTTCAGCCAAAAGAACTATCATCTTTTCTGCTGTTGGCGTTAGTTTGTCTTGATTTTTAGATTCAACTATCGCTTCATAAAAATCTTTATTATTGAGGTAATTCTTTTTTCTAGCCACTGTGTTTATGTTTGTTTAGCTATTATATAAAAAAAGGGCTAATTGTTTCCAATCAGCCCTTCAATGTTATTTATTGATTTGTAGTTAATTATATTGAGTCTCTAGGACTAAGATCTACTAGATTCTTAGCTATTTTTCTAAGTTCTCCATTGTGTGATATGGTAACTAAATCATCAGATGACGACGTTGTATAGTCTAAGGCATCTACTGATACTTCGGTACCCTGTACTAGATCGTCGCTATCTCTTCTAAGTGTCGCCCTTGTATAACCATCACTCTTTGTTAATTCATCAGATTCTAATACCTGAGCCACATGTTCTAACTTTAAGATTTCTGAGTTAATTAATGAATCAGCCTCTTTAATTTCAGGAATGTTTTTATTAGCATCTGCTAGTACATTTCTCTGGTCTTTTAAGAATGCAACCATTTCATAAGTTTCTTGTAATCTAGCATCAATCTTAACTTTCAAAGAATTTTGAGATTCAATTACTTCTGTAAATAGATCTGAGATGTCTTCTCCAGTAGTTTCTGCAATATAGTCTATTGTTCCAATTGCTGAAAGTTCTTCTAGTTTGGTAATTTTAGCCTCTTTATTGTTTCGGTAAATAAATGCCTTTTCGTTTGCTTTAATCACGGTTGTTGTAACTCCCTCTTCTGTGATTTCTACTACATTTTCTGCAGTATTAAATGCATTAAAGTTTTTTGCAGCAAATTCAAATTTAGATAGGATTGGCTTATGTGCATATTCAATTAAACCGGATGCAAATGCTCCCTCAGTTAAAGAATCCATTGCTACCTCTCTATTATTAATAAACAGCTTGTTTGATTCAGCAACATATCTATAAAGTACGTGTGATGCTGCTGGTTTAATTGCGCTAATCTGTGATTTTAATTCACTAACGATTACTTTAGCTTCATTTACTTCTGTTATTTTACCAGCACTTCTATGCTCAGTAATTAGCTCGTTAACATCATTAATTTTTGATTGAATCTCCTCAATTTTATTAAAAGCCTCGATTGAAGCATTTCTTTGTTCTTCTTGAAAGTCAATGCTGTTTACAGACTCAGTAATTTTACTAACTGATTTTGATCTTAGGTCGTAGTAAAAATAGAGTCCCTCAGAAGAAACGTTAAAGTTTTCTAATGCATATTCCAGTGCTTTAAGATCGCTATTTGGATTTAATATTTCAATTTTGTCTTCATATACATTAAAGAATGTTCCAGCGGAATAGAGTACTTTAGAATCTCCATTGTTTTCGAAACAAACAGTATAGATGTTTTTTGTTAGTTTTGCCATTATATTGTTTTCTAATTTTGTTTATATATCATTGTTTTATTCAGTAAACGGTAATGTAGTTCCTGGATCAGTTCTTGGGTTGCTGTCTCCCTCTCCAATTCCAGGTCCACTAGTAGCCATTCCGACACTAGACAGTCTGTTTCCAGCGTGCCTTGCTGTTTCAAAGTCGAACGCCGGTAGGAATGAATTAATCTCAAGAGAGAAGTCAATTTTAAAGTGTTCTTTTTCATCGAAACCAAATTCAATTGGTCTCTCAAGTGAATAGTCATCAGGTACCATGTATTGTGAGGAGACTCGATAGGTTCCCTCTTCTAAATGTCCAACCTCTACATTATAATAATTAGACTTGTACATTTTTTTAATAATAGCCTCAGCTACTTTAAACAGGTCTAATTGACTTGATAGTAATATCGTTACGTCAATTCCAATAACTATTGGTATCATGTTAAACTCGGCGACATAGGACTGCATTATTCCATTTTCATCTAGAATTGAATAGTTTCCAAGATTTCTTTTGTTTACCAGTTTAGAAGGGTCAACACTCATTGATGTCATATTAACGACTCCTCTTGGAACTTGATCGTAGTTTCCATCTGCTTTGTCCGGAGTAGGTGCACAGTTTATGCCATTTACCGTAGAGAATAAAAAGTTATCTCTCAAAAAGTTTTCATCTCCCGTTAACGAATAATAGAACGGAAGATCGATTTCGGACCTTTCATCGTTTGACAACTGCCTATGAAAACTAAGTTTATTGTTTAAATCCGACAAAAGTCCGACAATTACATGTCGGACTACACTGTCATCTTTATTAAATTTTTGGTTATATGTTGCCATACCTTATATATCATTATTCTATTCTCTCGATTTCAAATTTCGAGAATCCATTCTCCCTGAATATTTGCAGTTTTTTATCAAATATTTCATGTGGTAGAACTGAGTGGTTTATCACAAATGTATTTATCTTATTTTCCTTGATCACTTGTGCTAATATTTTTAAGATATTATAGACTCCATCATTATCGACCGAACTTAATAACTCATCTAAAAATAGTAGATTTAATTGCGGAAACCTTAACTTTAGTATCTTAATGATTGCGATAATAACGATAAAATCAGCCTTTTTACGTTCTCCTGTAGAAAGTGTCATTGGGTTGATTTCTTCTCCTAAGTGATTAATAACACAATTGAATTTTTCATCAAATCTAATATGGAACTGTAAGTGCATAGTTGCAGCCATTGCTGCAATGTTAGTATTTAGTCCAGGTAGAATAGTTTTAACCGCTAGGTTCTTAACCCCATCCTCTCCTAGAATGTCCTCTACCATTTCCATAAATTGATAGTCATTTGATAGCTTACTAGACTCTGTTGATTTAGCCTCTTCTTTTGCCTCAAAGTCTTCTATTAGTTTCTGAAGATGTTCAAACTGGTCTCCGGTAGATGTATCTTTAATCTTAATTAGTTCTGATTTTAAAGACTGCATTTTATACTTAATGTCGGTTACTTCAGAGTCAAGCCTTTTCTTTTCTTTAGAAAGCTCGTCTACCCTACTCTTAGCAGATTCCATTGCTGTCTTTTGAATCTTTATTTGAGCAGCACTTGTGTTTAATTGCTCAGTAAAGTTATCTAATTTCTGTACGTGCCATTCACTATCTAGCCGGGTTTCACAAGTTGGACAATTACCACTGTTATATAGGTCTACCTTCTTCTTTAAGTATTCCATATCATGCTTAATGGTTCCTGCAGTAGTTCTTGCAGTGTCATACTCTTCGTTGAATTTACCGATAGTTTTTGTTACACTCTCTTTGTCTATTTTTAACTTTGCAGCATCTTCATTTAGGCTAATCAATTTACTCTTCAGGTCTTTAATCTTTTCCTTGTTTTTCTGTGAAGATTCTTCTAAAAGAGTATTTAATTTTTGTCTAACTGAAGAAATAGACTCCATTATTTGACTAAGTTCTGACTCATAGCTTGCGATATCATTCTTAATTATCTTTCGAGCCTCTTTAATTTGCGACTGCATATCATTTAGCACTGAGAATCCAAACATTTTGTCAATGATTTGTTTCTTATCCCCATTACTCATCGTTAAAAAAGACTTAAAATCATTAATCGACAAGATAATAATGTTCTTAAATACATGGTATGGTATGCCGAATACCTCTTCTTCAAGGTAATCTTGAACACTCTTTTTACCTGCCTTGTCGAATTCGACTCCATTTAATTTTACTCCAAATACATTTGGCGCTAATCCTCTCTCAATTTCAACATCTATGGTACCGCATCTTAATTTGATTTGTACCCATAGCTCTCCATTAATTCTATTCGGCAAGTCTCCAAGCTTTACGCCTTCAACCTTACCATAGAGTGCATATATAATGGCGTTTGCGATGGTAGTCTTACCATCGCCATTCTTTCCTAGTGTTAGGAATAATTCCGAAAATTCTTCATCAAATTCTATCTTTTGAACTTGATTTCCATAACTTGCAAAATTTTTAAATGCTATTGAATCTATTCTCATCTCTCTATATCGTGGCTATATGCACAAAGATCATGCAATTGTTTTAGTTTATTCTTGAGCTTTTGTTTCGTCTCATCGTCATAATTAAGATTGTCGACATAAGAATTACAAAGATTTAATACGTTGTAGTTCTTATAGATTTCGTCATCTAGGTCATGAAAGTCCTTATCAATAATGTCATCTTCTTGGTAAATGTTAGGTTCTAGTTTCCGACCAACGTTCTGTATTTTGTTAATTAGAGAACTTAATGAATGTGAAGTTGCTATTTTACTAGGAACATATAGGTCAATAAAGTTATTTCTAATCTGTTGTTTAAATTCACCGAGAGTTATGTCGAACAACTTGGTTATATTAAACTTAAGAAACTTTGGTGATATGTCATTCGGAAAGAAAGTCTCCTCCATTGTCTCTAAATCAACCAGGTCAAACCCCTTTTGGTTGTTGATGTCAGATCTAGTCAATTCATAGGGGGTTCCAACCATTAAGAGCTTTCCTTTTTCTTGTCGGTAATGAATATGTCCACTGTAAACTCTAGTGAATTTTGCGTATTCATTTGGTCTGGTTCCATGCTCGTTCTTAACCTTTGCATTCAAATAAATTCCACTAACTTCAGAGTGACAAAATACTATATTTGCGGTTGGATATTCAGCTAGTGTTTCAGTCTCATGTTTTGAGTCTCTTCTCCATGGCATTAGCAATACATTTCTACCGCTCCATTTTACCATTTTAGGTTCCTTATAGATCTGAACATTTGGGATCCATTTCAGAGAATCAATTGATGTTATGTCATTACTCTTCTTTGCCCAAATATCATGGTTACCACAAATAATATGAACTGGCAATATTTGACCTAGTCTCTCAAATAGGTCGACAGCATAGCTTAAAACTTTAATATTAATCGACTGTCTGTTATCAAACGTATCTCCTACCTGGACAAGTACATCTCCTGGTTTTACGTGCTTCTTAAGAGTAGGTATAAAATAACTCTCGAAGAATTCTTTTTGAATATCTAGCCATTCTTGCGAATTTGCTCTAACGCCAAAATGCAGATCTCCTAAGATCCACACCCTGTTAGCGCCATTATTAAATGTTTTGCTATCAATCATATTAAAATAATTTTGATATGTTTTTTCTTTCTAGGATCCCTGTCTTTAGATCCAGCTCTTGTATTAGGTCTTCTTTATATATGTTAGATAATGAGTTATAGAATTTAGTTGGATTAACGTCAAAATAAATACATAATTCGCTGAACAAATCGATTCGACTGTAATTTTTTGTCATTTCGCCAATGATATAGCCATATACGTCATTTATTTCTACTTTCTTCAACTTAGTATTTCTACCATGATCGTCTATTTCGTTAAAAACTTTAAACCTAGAATTTGTTATAAGTTCATGAATTTCATTCGCGATTAGCGCATAGTGAATTTTATCCTCTTCTGGTCTATTGTCTTTCCATGATGGTTCAACCTCAAACGAGAAGTTGGGTATCATTTCAAAATCAGGTGATTCGAAGTTATTGTCAAATATTTTATCTCTTTTCATTATATTCCGTGTAAATTACTGTTTGTTATATTATCCGTCTCAATTAATCGCATATATTTCCAATTAATATTTAACTGACATTTAGTTCCTTTTCCTTCTCCATCTCTCATCTTTAGGATTTTAAGCCAATACTCATCATTTGCCCTCATTAAGTCATCTTGAATAATACCAAACATGACGTCAGCAGTATGTGAAAGTCCTGCGGATTCGGCGATGTCTCCCATTGAAATATCACTTGAATTATAACCACCTCTTGTAATTTGAGTTGCTGTTACGATCAAATAATCATGTCTTTGTCCCATTGCTCTTAAATCTTCCGCAATTTGCTTAATCTTTAAGTAAGTGTTTTCACTGTTTGGATTCCTGTAGTTTGCTAAAATGTTAATGTAATCAATCACGACAGCTCCAATCTTAATTTGATGTTCCTCTTCAAGCTGTGTTAAATAGGCATCAATATCAAGTACAGTTGCCTGTGATGTCGGCATCTGCTTAATAAATAGTTGACCAGGTGGAGTAAAACCATCGCCTACAGTTTCTAACCTTCTTTTAATACTGTCCTTATTCTTTGCCTTTTCTGCATAATCATTAATATCAATTGAAAGCAGGTTTGCACCAATTCTCTTAACAAATTTATGAGCTGCCATTTCTGCCGTAATCACAACAGTATTAACTCCCATCTTAACAAAGTTTGCGGCGTCATTTGCTAAATAGATTGATTTACCAATATTTTGTTCTCCAGCATATACGACTAAGTTACCTCCCTTATCATAACCACCACTAAGAACTCTATCTACAAAATTATAACCAGAGCTTACCTTTTCAGATTCTTTTTGGTCGTGGTCATCCGCATTAAAGAAGTTTAACCCTAAGTCAGAGTTGAATGTTATATTGTTTCTGTCATTTATTAAACCCTTGACCTTCTGGATGATACTGTCAGCATTATCTGGAGTTACTTGAGTTGTTTTAATAAATTCAATAGTATCAATTAGCGACGTATCGAATGTTCTCCATTTAATCCAAGATTCTGCAGTTGTCGACAACCATTCATCGTCATATTGATCCAGGTCAACGTCAAAGATAACATCAAGAATTCCATCAGTTATCTTTTCTTTTGCCTGCTTGCTATTTTGCGCTAGTAATTTAAGTTGGTCCTTTCCTGGCGCCTCATTAAACTTAACGTAAAACTTATTAGCAAGATAACTTAAGACATCAATCTCCTCTGATGTATAGTACCCTGTTTTAATACTCTGTAGATACTTTGGTTTTATTAAAGATAGCCTAAAGAATATTTTTTCAAAATCCTGTCCGAATTGCATATATTTTTTATTTAAAGGTTATATACAAAATTAGTCTTCTGTTTCGTTTAACATCTCTTCAATTTCAGAGGTGTTTGATTCTGAGTTATAATTAAATAGTGGTTGAATATGATTATTTATTTTTTCTAGTACTTCTTTTGTGAATACTTTCGGGGTAAAAAACTCAGAGTTAGATACAACTTCATCCAGGTGATCACAAATCCAACCTCTTGCAGTTGACTTAGGAACTTTAACACCCTTCTCAATAGTACCTCTAGTGATTCCACAAATATCCCAGGTTGCGTACTGCTCAAGACCTACATAGGGATTCATTCCCTCACTAAAGTTTAAGTGAAACTTAATTGGAGTTGGTTTTGCAAAACGATTCTTTGAAGGTTTAGCCGTTACAATAATACCAACCTTATCTGCGCCATCTTTTAACTGTGCCTTATTAAGCATTAATACAATTGAAGCCGCATATTCTGGTCCTGTTCCTCCACCTGCAATTTGCATTGGAATAAAAGACTGTGACTGGTATGTGTGGTTTGTAAAGATAAATGGAATCTTTAGGTCGGCCAACGGGGTCATTATAATTCTAAAGATTGATTTAAGAATCTTTGAACGTGTCATATCAGACTTTTCAGAACCACTTGCAGCATCATCAATTTCTTTTTGAGTTGCTAAGTTTCCAGCACTATCCAAGATAATCATCAGCTTTGGAATTTCTCCGCCTGCTCTTTTGATTTCTTGCATCTTTTTAGTAATTGTTGTTACTGAAGTTCTAAACTCCTGTACCGTATTGATTGGCTGATAGTTAACCTTCTTAATATCAATACCAAACTTAATCATTTGTTCCTTATCAACTGCTGCTTCTGAATCATAGTAGATGATATTATAACCCATGTTGATTGCCTCTCTTACGGAGTTTAATGTCAAGAATGTTTTACCAGTACCTGAAGGCCCTGCTACTGAACAAGACCTATTGTTCGGCCATCCACCAAAAAGAGATCCACTAACACATGCGTTTAGGTGATAGTTTCCAGTGTGAATCCACTCAGTTACTTCACTGAAATTGGACTGATCCATTACTGATCCTAGTGGGTTTAATTCCGCAAGTTCAGCGTTAAGATCATCAAAGCTAAATGTTTTATTCTTTTTTGCCATAATTGTTAAATAATTTTTTGTCTTTTTCTCGGATAGACTCTAAGTCTTCCATTAATTTATTTGCCTCTGCGCTCAATCCCTTCATTTGGTCTTCGAGGAGAGCTAGTTTAGCATGTACTACCTGATACTGCTTAACTATTTCTTTTTGGTCTTCTGTTAATTTACTCTGATCTATCATTGGATTCTTTAATTTCATCAAATATAGTTATCTGACCAGGTAGTTGCTCGTCCGTGATAGATTTACTTTGAGCTTCTTTCATTTTCCAAACAAGAGATCTGACTTTATCGCCAAGCTCCGTGTTGTTTGGTGTTTCTCTTTCTAATAGGTATAATATTTCTTTCAAGTCCATCTTTTTAAAATAATGCCGAGGCGTAAATTAAGTTAGTATCTAGTGTTTGTAGTCCAATCGCCTTAAGCACCCTGTTTAATGGGTCAATCATCGATTTTTCAAATTGAGTATCATAGTCAATTGGTGGAGCAAATTCATACGGGTGTTCATTAGGCATATAAGCGAATACATCGCTAATGTTACCCTTAACATTGTATAACTTTAACTTTTCACCATTTGCAATTAACTTGTATTTGTTTTTGTACTTCTTATTATTGTTTAGTAGGTAATTATAGAACCCAGCTGCCTTTACGTTCGGTGGACATTTTAGCCCAACTTGTAATTCTATCTGGTCATCAATAACGTACTTATCAATATTATTAGTTCTCCTATTAAAAGAAATATCGTCAATGTCGGCTAATTTAAACTCTTTCTTTACCTGCTTCATGAAGTTAACAAGTTCTTGTAGATCTTCTGCTGTAGGTTTTTCGTGCTTCTTGAAAATTATCTTTAAAGCCTCTACTAATTTAGTTCTTGCAAAAGAGGGCGTTGAAGACTGAATAGTGTCATATCCGATCGTTTTAATTTTCTTTAACGAAGGGTGTCTGTCATCGGTCTCTAGTTTATCTTCCCATGCAATGTTTTGAATGTATTTCTTTTTACTCATCCAAATGCCGTTATATGCTACTGACTCCAGTTCAAAAATCAAGAAATTATCAGTATTTCGATCTTTCGCATATTTTGCCATTGCCTTTTCAATATACTCTTTTAGCCTAATTGCATAAATTTCAATAATAAAGGTATCGATTGATAGTTTTTCTCCTAGCCATTCGATTGAGTTGTACATTTCTTCAAACTGGACATAACACGAATCAGTGTCAATGTAAATAACTGACGGCCGTTCTAGTTTGTGTCTTACCTTAATGTTGAAGTGTTCATGTATCTTTGTATCTTTATGAAAGAATTCATGAAAGTACTTATTTAGAATATTCTCAGAATATAAAATAGCATCTTGTCCCTGTAATGTTATCGACTCTGCGATATCAATATTAAAGAAGTGAAACCACTTATTACCGAATGCGCCATAAATAGAGTTCAAAGTAACCTTAACTGCCTGCTCATATGCTGTAAACTTAGCAGCAAGCTCCTCATAATGTTTAATGAGGAGCTCTGCTTCGTCTTTAGTCAATTGATCTTGTGGTTTATTTTCTAACTCAGTTATGTTCATTCTATGTTTTTTGGCAAGTTGATACTGTTAAAAGCGTTTCGCTATCTTTAGATGCGAATACTACTTTTGAAGAAGATATGTAAACATTTTGTTCTTCTTTGTCAAGTAGGTTTAGATACTTTTTGTAAACAGTAACATTACCGGATCCATTACTTTCTGGATTGATTACAAC